GCTTAACCGTCCGAATAGACGGCCCGACCGATACAGGCGTTAGTTTTGCAATTACGCAACCGGCGGGCGGATTAGTTAATCCGGACGTCGACGCGGCACTAGCTTTAATCGGCCCGGTTTGGGAGACCCTAGTCATCAATGCTATGGAGCAAGGCGACACGGACACGCTAGACAAGTTCTCGGTAGTTGGCGAAGGGCGTTGGGGCTCGCTAGTACGTAAGCCTTTTATCGCCTTTAACGGCTCTACAGAGTCGGACGTCGATACTATCTCGACGGTTCCCGAAGCAAGAAAAACGGATCGTATAAACGTAACCTTACCGGCGCCGGGGAGTGAAGAGCTCGCTTTCGTTATTTGCGCCCGAATGGTTTCTCGTATAGCGGTAATCGCTAACGATAACCCACCAACGGACTACGGCTCGCAACCGGCTAGCGGATTAGTTCCGGGACCCGACGGCGACCAATGGACCTACGTACAGCGAGACTTATTAGTTAAGCGCGGCGTATCGACTTCGGAAGTTAAAGACGGCGTCGTTAATCTTGCGGATACGGTTACTTATTACCACCCGGACGGAGACCCTACACCGGCTTACCGTTTTGTTGTGGACATAATCAAGCTTCAAAATATTATATTCAATCTCGATTTAATCTTTGCGGTTCCAGCTTGGGACGGCGCTCCGCTAATACCGGACACGCAACGCACTAGCAACAAGAACGCGAAGCAGCCTAAAATGGCCGTCGCGGCGGTTAACTCGCTAATTGATAACCTAGGCCTCGAGGCGATACTAAGCGACCCGGCAACGGCTAAAGAGAGCACAATCGCGGGCATTAACGCGAGCAACCCTAAGCGCCTAGACTTGGCCCTTACGGTTCAACTCTCGGGCAATTCAAATATAATTAGCGTCGACTTAAATTTCGGATTCTTTTTCGGAACGACGCCCCTAGTAGCTTAATTTTAGTATTTTAGTAGATTAATCGGAGTCTTATAACATGGCACAAATAGGCGGAAGTATAGACGGCGTCTCCTTTGACGGTCGGGCTTTTTCAGTACCGGCGGACCAAGAAGTAAACCGTAAAATAGGCGGCTTCGAAAACGAAGTCCTAGCGAATGGCGACGGCACCGCGAGACTTATTAAAACGCGCGTCCCTTTTAGCTTGGACGGTCTAGGCGTGGGTGTCGACGACGCTCGCGGAGATCAAGCCTTCCTACAGGAGCTTGCGAACGGCGGAGAGTTTTTCGCGGTAACTATTACTTACGCTAGTGGTGTGGTATTCCAAGGCACCGGCCAAATAGTCGGCGAGCTTACGTTCTCAAATCAAAGCGCTAGCGCGACGGTATCCCTAATGGGCACCGGTGAGCTTACCGCTCAATAAGAGCACCAAACCCGGGACACTATGCCGCGTCGGTTCCCGGCCTTTCCTTAGCGTTTATACGCGACGGGACGCGGCACCACTTCAAAAAAAACAATAAAACCCGCGGGAGGTTTTTACCATGCCAGAATTAGACCAAGAGACACAACCCTCATCAATGGCCCCGGAAGCGGCCGAGATAGAGTTCACGCGCTTCGCCAAACTTTGGGACGTCGAAACCGACGCCACGGGTATGGGCGAAGACGACGTCGAGTCCTTCGAAAAGGCTAAACGCCCTATCGTTCGCGGATTTTGCGAGGGGTGGCTTACTTGCGATGACGAGGGCCGTCTAACTTTCGCCTTAAAATTCTCTAAGAAATTAATCGCGGACGGCATCGAAAGCGTAACGCTCGACCCGGCTAAGGCCGACGTCCTAGCAATGGACAAGTACAAAGACCGGGAGCCTATGCACAAGCTCCGCGCCTATACGGCGGCAATGTCCGGCCTTAACTTGCGCGACTTCGGTCGTATAGACGGTAGGGACGACAAGCGCGTCCGGGCGGCTATCCTTCTTTTTTTGGGGTAGTTCGTACGCCGCTAGTAAGACACGGCGGCGACGCGAAGCTAGACCCTTTAGAGAAACGCTCGAGGCACATACGCGAGGCCGTATACCCCGAAATGTTTTTGCAAATAAGCTTAGACTTTTCAGGACTACCGGACCCGCGTACACTTAGGCCCGAAGAGATTCGTTTTTTTTACAACGGCTTGCGCGCGTCCTTACGCGAACAAACCAAACCGAGGGGCTAGGCATGGCGGGACGATTTACAGTCGAGGCGGTTTTCAAGGCAGTGGACAAAATGTCCGCGCCTGTAAAGCGTATGTCCTCGGGTATGGGTAAATTCACCCGGGGAGCCGAACGCGGCCTTAAACGCGTGGATAAACAACTCGGAAAGCTAACCGCCGGCGCGAAGAAATTCGGCGCGGGATTAGTAGCGGGCGCCGCAATCGTCGGAGCCGCTTTCGCAAACATCACCAACGCCGGGGCCGACTTCGGCCGGGCCGTAGGTTCCGCCGCCGCTAAGTTTGGGCCGGAAGTAACGCGAATGTCCGACACCTTTAAAGAGTTAAAAGCCACCGCCCGGGAAGTCGGCGCGACTACTCAATTTACGGCCACGCAAGCCGCGGAAGGTTTGAACTTTTTAGCTAAGGCGGGATTCTCCGCTCAGTTCTCTATGGCTTCGCTCGCTAAGATCGTGGATTTCGCGACGGCCTCCGAAATGGAATTCGCCGAAGCGGCCGACATTGCGTCCGACGCCTTGGGCGCTTTCGGTTTGGACTCCGACGACGAAGCTAAGAAAATGAAAGGCCTAGAGCGCGTTATGGATGTAATGGCCCTAACAGCGAATAAGACAAACGTCTCCGTTACGGAGCTATTCGAGTCGGTTAAGAAAGCCGGGCCGATAGCAGCGACGGCCGGCGTAGACGTCGAGACTTTCTCGGCGACAATGGGCGTACTCGCCTCAAACGGTATCAAGGCAAGCGAAGCCGGAACGGCCGCCAAGAATATAACCCTAGCGCTTGCGGGCGTGGGCAACAAAGCCGCGACCACTTTCGGCAAGCTAGGCATTAAGCTAGCCGACGCAAACGGAAACATGCGGGATCAATTCGACGTTATGGACGACCTTCGAGGCAAGCTTAAAACAATGGGCACGCTTGAAAAGGTTAACGTTCTTAACGCTATTTTCGGAAAGCTGTCCGTCTCCGCGGCGTCTAAGTTGCTAGACGGCACCGGGAAGAAAGTCCGGGCGCTCCGAAAAGACTTACAAGCCGCCGGGGGGTCGTCTAAACGAATGGCCGACTTTATCCGGGACGACGTTCGGGGCTCTCTCGACGGCCTTAACTCCGCGATTGAAGGCGTTAAGATAGCAATCTTCGACATGAACGAGGGGCCGCTTAAAGACGCAATCGACAAAATGACCCTATGGGTGCGAACAAACGAGGCGCTTATCGCGTCCGGGATAGGGAACTTTTTCTTAATGATTATCGACAACATGGAAGAGATAATCGCGACAGCCAAAAAGGTGGGTATCGCGCTTGGAATCTTCGTGGCCCTAACGGCCATACTAAAAGCATTTATTCTCGTTATGACCGCGGTTAATTTGGTTATGGCGCTTAACCCCGTAGGCCTTATAGTTCTAGGGGTTCTCGCGTTAATAGCGGCGATAACTTTGCTAGTCGGGTGGCTGGACGAAGTGATTACTAAGTTCGACCTTATCGGCAAAGCTAAAGACTTGCTCCCCGACTTTCTAACCGGGGGCTCTAAAGAGATAAACGTCGCGGTTAATCCGCCGGTCCCTTCGGCCGGGGACGCGACTAGCGAGTTACTTCCGGACTTTGTAAACGGACTCTTGACCGACATAATGAACGGCGCACCCCAAGGGAGCGAGGCCGCGGCTCCGCAAGTGATAAGCAAGGAAGAGCGAATCGCTAGGCAAGTCGACGAGAAGCGAACCACTAACACCGCCGAGCTAACGGTCCGAACCGATAAGGGTACGAGCGCCGAAGTCACCGGCAACACCGGCCCCGGTGTGGGGATAGCTCTAGAACAAACGGGGGCTTTCTAATGCCGTGGACCGACAGAGTACGCGAGGCCGCGTATACAAGCCCGCTAGGGACGCGCACCGTTTTAACCTATGAAAACGTAAGCGAGGAGGTCGAGAAGCGAACGTCGGCCTTTGAGTTCCCCGACGCGGACGGAACGTATATCCAAGACCTCGGTTTCGGCGGTAGAAAATACCCCCTTAGAATGTTTTTTTGGGGCGACGACTACGACCTAGAAGCGGAAGCCTTTATAAATAACCTATTAGAGAGGGGACCCGGTACTCTCGAGCACCCGGTCTACGGCCGAGTTCTTGTCGTGCCTTTCGGAGCAATCACCCGCCGGGACGACTTAAAGACCGCGGCGAACCAAGCCGTTATAGAGGTAACGTTTTGGGAGACCATCCCGGAGATATACCCGCTAGCGCAAGGCGACTCGGCGTCCGCGGCTAAAGAAGCCCTCGAAGACTTTAACGCGGCGGCTTCGGATCAATTCGCGAACATCATAAGCTTAGGCTCCGCCGTCGAAAAGTCGACGTTTGTAAGCCGATACGATGCGGTGAAAAATACAGTGACCGCCGGCCTTAGCGCCATAGCGGCCACGACGGACACGGTGAACCAACGCTTTAACACCATAAACCAAAGTATTAACGCAGGCATAAGCTTGCTAGTCGGGGAGCCGCTAACGCTAGCCTTTCAAACCTTAGCGCTCATACAAGCCCCGGCGAACGCCGCCGCGCTTATCCGCGCAAGGCTAGACGGCTATAGTAACTTGCTCGATATCATTCTTAACGGAGGCGTGGCCGTCCCGGGCAACGACTCGCAATCGTCGAACA